AAGGCATCACCAACCGTACACTCCCAGTCTATCCGCACCAGACCCCACTTCATCCCCATTGCCTACCCCCATGACGGCAACAGGCGAGACTCTATGGGCAACCCCGGCCTTGCCGACCAGTACCGCAACCTAGGCTGTAATATGTTACTGGAGCACTTTACCAACCCACCCGCTCTTGGCGAGAACAAAGGTGGTAACAGTATTGAAGAAGGTCTGATGGCAATGCTGCAAGCGATGGAGAACGACAAGTTCAAAGTCTTCTCTACCCTATCAGACTGGTTTGAAGAGTTCAGAATGTACCACAGAAAAGGTGGGAAGGTCGTGCCGATACGCGACGACATCATGTCAGCTACACGCTACGCCTTTCAATCACAGAGATTCGCCGTATCAGGCAAGGACCCGGAATGGACCAAAGACATAGAATACAAGAATTATGGCATCATCTAAATTAACAGACGACGAAGTTATAGCCAGAGTCAACAGTGAGATCACTGAGGCTTTAGGCTATGGTGGTACTCTCTCAGAGCAGAGAGAGAAGGCTATGGAATATTACTATGGCCTTCCTTTCGGCAATGAGGTTGATGGCAGGAGTCAGTATGTAGACTCGTCTGTCATGGATACCATCGAATGGATCAAACCGTCATTGATGCGTGTATTCGCCAGTGGTGATGAAATGGTCACGTTCAATCCTGTCGGCCCGGAAGACGTAGAGACGGCTAAACAGGCTACGGACTACGTTAATTACATCTTTACAAAAGATAATCCGGGTTGGGAAATCCTGTACTCTTGGTTCACTGATGCTCTCCTGCAGAAGAACGGCATTGTTAAATGTTGGTGGGACGAGTACGAAGAGTGGAATCGGGAGGAGTACAACGGCCTTGACGAACAGGAGTTCAATGCGCTTGTTATCTCTCCGGGTGTGGATGTACTGGAGCATACAGCCTACACCGACGAGTACGGCGCGAAGCATGACGTTGTAATAAAAAGAGAATCCTACATTGGGAAGGTCAGGATAGAGAATGTCCCGCCCGATGAGTTCCTTATTTCAAGAGAAGCCAAGGAAATCGCAGATGCGCGATTCACCTGCCATAGAGTATTAAAGACTCTCTCAGAATTACGGCTCATGTATCCCGACGAAAACCTCGACCCCGACGAACTGGGCAGCGGCGACGAAGGCATGGTGTATAACGCAGAACGTCTGGCCCGTTACGAGTTTGACGACACAAGCGCTCAAGGATGGCAGGACGCTACCTCCGATGCACTGCGTACCTACTGGCTCCATGAAAGCTTTCTCCAGATGGATTACGATGGTGATGGCATTGCGGAACTGAGAAAGATTTGTTCTGTAGGCGATAAGATCTTAACGAACGAACCTATAGACCGTATTCCTTTCGTCAGCATCACACCTGTCAAAATCCCGCACAAGTTCTTCGGCCTCTCCATCGCCGACCTTATCATGGACATACAACTCATTAAGTCTACGCTCATGCGTAATTTAATGGACAATATGTACAACCAGAACTTTGGCCGATACGCAGTCCTTGAAGGCCAAGCGAACCTCGACGACCTCCTCACCCAACGACCGGGCGGCGTAGTCAGAGTCAAATCCCCCAACGCAATCATGCCATTGGCGACCCCTCAACTTGAGAAGTCCTCATTCGAAATGTTAGGCTACCTCGACCAACTGAGAGAATCAAGAAGCGGCGTAAACAAATACAGCCAAGGCTTAAACGAAAACGCCTTAACGTCCCACACCACCGCTACCGCTGTGACTGCGACCATGACCGCTGCACAGTCCCGAGTAGAACTTATCGCCAGATGCTTTGCAGAGACTGGCGTAAAAGAACTGATGAAGAACATCTATGAACTGGTGTTAAAGAATCAGGACCACCAACGTGTGGTCATGTTAAGGAATCAATGGATTCCCATCCGTCCCGATATGTGGCGCGACCAGTATGACTGCACAGTGTCCGTCGGTATAGGGAACGGGAATCGTGACCAACAGCTTATGCACCTGAGCACAATGCTTCAGTTTGCGGGCGATGCAATGAGAGGTGGTTTGAGTATCGTTAATGAAAAGAATATGTACAATATGGGGGCCGCTCTTGTAAAGAACATGGGCTTCCAGAATGTAGATGACTTTCTTACCGATCCTGATAACGTGCCTCCACAACCTGACCCACGCGAACAGCTTGAGCAGGCAGAGCTACAGTTGAAACAGAAAGAGCTTGAAATAAAAGCTGCTGACATCCAAATCAAATCACAGAAGATGCAGCAGGAAGCAGCTAAAAATGCGGTAGATGCACAACTTAAAATGGCAGAACTCCAATTAGAAGCGGAACAAGGAAGAGGAGTAGCTATTGGTTGATGAATACCGGATAGTTCGCGCAAGAGGCATCCTTAACGACGAGCTATTTGTAGAAGCGTTTGATACGCTTGAACAGAATATCAAGGACTCTTGGTTTAATACAAGCGTCCGTGATGCCGAGGCCAGAGAAAACCTCTGGCTATCCTTACGACTCCTTGGGCAGATACGCCTTCATCTAACCAGTATTCTAGAAACTGGAGAGATGGCGAAGAAACTTGAGGAATATCATTTATAGGAGTTTACTATGGTGGACACCCAACAGAATCCACAGATCGCAGGAGAGTTGCCGCAAGACCCCGGAAGCATCGGGTCGGCACAAGAAGCGTTACTCAGTCTATTGGACTTGGAAGAAAAGGCGGAAGCCCCCGAGCAACCAGAGTCTGAGGAACAACCGTCTACTGAAGACGTAGAGGAATCTGATGAATCAGAAGAAGAGCCTGAAGAGGTTGAAGAAACCGAAGAGGAAGAGTCTACTGATGCTGATGATGAATCACCCGAAGTTGAGGAAGAAGCTGAAGATGAGGAAGTCGAAGAATCCACGGTCTATACTGTAAAGGTAAACGGACAGGATGTGGAAGTATCTGAAGACGAACTCATCAAAGGTTATTCAAGACAATCGGATTATACTCAGAAAACGCAGGAGCTTGCAGAATATCGAAGGCAGCTAGACCAAGGAGCACAACAGCTTCAGGCCGAGATTGCCCAGACTCAGCAGGCCAGAGCGCAGTACGCAGATGCAGTAGCAACAGCAATCGAATCCAACTATTCACACCTCCAGAACTTTGCTAATGTTGATTGGGAAAGGCTGAAGACTGAAGATCGGGAAGAGTACCTAACGAAGCGTGACGAGTACCGTCAGGCCGAAGACCAGATCAATCAGTTGAAACAGAAGCACGCCGAAGCCTCTCAACAGCATCAACAGGAGGAAGCGCAGCAACACCAGAGAATGTTGCAGGAAGAGCACCAGAAGATGGTCAGCATCCTGCCGCAGTGGGCCGAGCCGGAAACACAACGAGCTTTAGCTAAATCAGTTACAGAGTTCGCGTTATCCAAAGGCTACACTCAGGAAGAGTTGTCGCAGTTGGTTGATCACCGCTCAATACTTGTCCTCATGCAGGCCAAAGCCTATGAAGACCTCACCCGAAAGCAGACAGAAGTCCGCAAGAAGAAGGTTAAGAATAAGCCCAAGGTCGTTAAAACAAAAGCAAAGAAAGACAAGTCAGATGCTAACGCAGTCAAGCGTAACGAGCAAATGAAACGTCTTGCACAGACAGGTCGCGTTGATGACGCTGCGGGTCTGTTCGAAGATTTTGTTGAATTATAATAAGAGGAATATCTCATGGCATTACTTACGAATGCTCGGACCACTTTTAGTGCTATAGGCATTAGAGAGGATTTGAGCAATATCATATACAATATCTCGCCAATGGACACGCCGTTCTTGTCGTCCTGTGGTCGGGATACTTGTGACAATACTCTGTTTGAATGGCAGACAGACTCACTCGCCGCAGCCGCCGCTAACCAACAGTTAGAGGGTGATGTGCCTGACGCACTGGCAGTCACGGAAACGACTCGTTTGGGTAACTACACCCAGATCAGTTTCAAAACCGTGGCAACCACAGGCACCGCAGAGGCGGTCGATTTTGCCGGAAGGCGGTCTTCGCAGGCCTACCAGATGGCGAAACGCGCAAAAGAAATTAAGCGCGACATGGAAAAGATGCTCACCAGTGAAGACTTGAAAGTCGCGGGTAACGCCTCGACTGCTCGTAAGTCTGGTGCCGTCAATTCATGGCTCGGCAACTCCACTGCCGGTGACTCCAACATTATCGACGGATCGAATGCAACGCCTGCGGGTATTGCTAACGCCGGTAATGGTAGTTCAGTTGCCAGTCCTTCAACCTCCGACGTTGTGCTTACCATGAACATGGTGAACCTTGCTGTAAAGGCTTGCTATGAGCGTGGTGGTTCGCCTGACACCATCATCAGTGATCCTGCTCTGAAGGTGAAGCTGAGTGCTCTTGGCGGCGCAACCTTGGCCGACCTCCAGACAGCGACTAAAGGCGACAAGCCTGCTCACGCTATCAACGCAGTTGATGTGATCGTGACAGACTTCGGAACCTTCAAGTTCGTACCTGATCGTTTCTGTCTTGGTAACCAGTTATATGTTATGGACTGGGATTACTGGTCGATCTCTTACCTCCGTCCTTTCCAGACGGTAAATCTGGCAAAGACCGGTGACGCAGTAAAGCAGATGATGCTTGCTGAGTACGGTCTCCGCGCAAAGAATGGCGAGTCCTCAGGCTCAGTCATTGGCGTGAAAGATGCCTAATTAGTTGTATAGGGTGGGTGGCTTCGGCCACCCTACCCACTTAAAGGAAACAACATGACGACAAAGAAAGACTTGAGGAAAGCTCTCAAACCAAAGGCCGCTCCCAAAGAGCGTAAGTTTGATTCTGAGAAGCATCAGGACAATGTTCTAAAGGAAGCTATGGAGCTTATGAAAGACAGAGGAGCATTACCGTCATGAATTGGGACTCTATGAGAACAACGAAGTTCCATGCAGAATCTGATGGGACATTCACAGCCAACACTATACAGGACGTTG